GTAGCCAGTGCTCCGGTCCATGTAGCTGATGCTATCTGAGTTCCTGATATGTTGTACAGTTTCACGTATCCTGTGCAGTTATCAACACCGCTGTTGATTATAGATAGGAATTTAGCTTCGCTGTATGTGATTAAATCTCTCTTATCTCTTGGAAAATCAGTGAGAAACAAATCGCCTTTTCCACCTGTATCCAGATCATAATCCTGATAGTCATATTGATTCGGATATAGTTCACCATACCTAAATGATCCATTGAGATAGTAAACTACAGCAGGTGCAGATGTGGCAGATCCGAGATCAGTCACCGGAGGAGTGCCGTATTTCTCATACACAATCACATCCCAATACATGTCAGGATTCAGATTCTGAGATAGCACTGTATCATCTGGATAATTAGATGACACCGCTGCCCTGGCAATTGTTGTCGGGCTAAACTTTCCAGAGTTTCCACTTTCAGGATAGACCTCATGAGTTGAATGCAGGATCCCGCTCATGTACAGCTCCACGATAAATGAAAAGTTAGGCTGCGCAGTCTGATCTGATTCGAATACCCAATTGCTCTCATTGCATACCGGAAAGAAAGGATCTGGATCGCTGATGAATGTTATTGCCATGTCTTAGTGTTTTTTGTAAATGATACCTCGAATATCAGACCTGTAACCTCAGCCAGATCATTAGCTATCCTTGTCAGTACCTCATCTGTCATCACATTAGCTGTGATATTCCTTGGCTTGATTCCGTACTTAAACTTAGTCGCTGCTGCCGATGCATAGGCATGGCTCATATCATAGCCCTTCCATTCTCTGATAGCCATCGCATGACTCTTGGTCACGAATGGTAGCTTGAATGAGTAGTTCGTGGGGAATTTACTTTGACCTACAGGATTGACACCTTCATCTTGAAATTTATAGTACTGATCTGCCTGGATCTCAAAGGACATCTCTCCGGTAGGAAAATATACCACCGATGCAGCGAGTGCTCCTGTGTTGTTTACATTGCTTGAGATATACTCCCTGAACTGATCAGTAACCTGATTGGCCAATGACAGAATGAACTTTTCATACGCAGTCTCAGGCTGTGATAGTTCAGCATTCGAGATGCCCAATCCCTCAAGGAAATCAAAGTCAGCCATTCTTTAATAAGATGTAATCTTGTTCCGTTTTTATCTTGTAGAAATTCAGCCAGAACAGAGTCTTCACGTACGGCTGACGAGTGATAGAGTCCACAGTCTGTGCCAATTCTTTCGAAAGGTAGACAAGGTTCTTTGTCCAGATGAACCATTCGGAATCTCTGACAATTGCTTCAGCAGTTCCTGATTCATCACTGTCATCCTCGCTGACTGAATCCCCATGATAGCGAGCTTCCGCTTCTCGGATTCTCGCAAAAAAAAAGCGAAGAAATTCAGAAACTCATCACCTGGGAATGATGCTTTGAATATCTCCTCCCTCTTTTTATTCGGATTCAATACCTTACCTCGATGGTCCTCCTGAACATATTCCATCCCCTCCTCGATGTAGCAAATAGCCAATGCCTCAGCAGGTGACTGAGTCACATCTTCGATGAGCTTCATATCAATGATCTGACCGGTAGTGATATAGTTGAAATCCTTTTCAAACACATAGGTCTTCCCATCAATAACCACCCTGCCAGATGGCTCCGTAGTTTTGAACTCAGCCAACATCTTGAGCAGATGACCTGACAAAGCGAGGATGTCATCCACATGGGCTTTTCTCACCTGGTTAATTGTTAGCCCTGTGAAGATGCTGATCACCTGGCAATGGAAGTCAAGCATCTGACTCAGGTTCTTATCTTGGTTCTGAATGACAGGTGCCAACATCAGCCACTTAGTCAGCTGATCAGGAGTGCAGTCCTGTATGGTCTTCGGATATGTAGCCTCGATTTGTTTCATGCTCGTAATATTTTATACTGTCCTCTTTTGCTGTAGTGCTTTCTGCAATGCCATGCCAAAGCAAGTGAGATCACTCCATCATCATGCATCCCTACAGGTGCCGAGTATTGAACTGATCTGGTATTCGGATTGTAAATGTACGTAAAATTCTCAAGCTCATCTATCAGCCATCCCTCCTCCAGGATCCGGATCTCCTTCTGCTCGAATGCCAGTGCAAGGTCCTCAATGATCACAGGCTTGGTTTTGGATGTGGTAGTGAATGGATTGATCAGATTGCGCATCCTTGCTGACAGCATCTCATGGAATATATCTCCCTGGTTATTGACCTCAATCAATGTGACTGCCTGATATTTGCGGATCTGTGCCTCCACCTTGTCAATGATCTTGGTCCATTCATCATGCCTCCATCTGCCTACGTACACCATATGCCCTTGGTCATTGATGATGCTCAGTACAGTGTAGTCATCTGCCCTACCGATGTCAAGTCCTGCGTAGTGCTTACCGGTAGATCCTGCTGCGCCTACCACATCACGCACTCCCTTGAATAGACCTGAAGCATTGTCGATGAATTCGGCCATGTATTCCTGCCTGAAGATATGATCAGGTAGTGACCGCTTCCTTTCATCAAGTTCCTGCGGATCTATCATCGGATTGTCATATGATGAGAAATGAAAGTACGCATACCTCTCATCATAGTTTGGCTGCATACAGATGCGATGAAAGTGATTCCTACCTTTGGGAGTAGAGATGAATATCACCTTCTTACCTTTGACCATGACTGTGGCACTCAGTACCTCATCCCATAGCTCAGGCCGAGTGAACGCCATCTCATCGACAATCATGTAGTGGAATGTATTCCCTCGAATGTTATCTGGTCTCTCCCCGGAAAAGAACTCGATGGTAGATCCAAATCCACTCACGATCAGATCAGACTTGTTGAACTCAAACAGACCACTGTTGCGGACCGCCCTCTCCAGATCAGCGAATACTTTTTTTCCTTGTTTATAGACAGGAGTCACCCATGCAATCTTACAGCCTGGATCATTGATGGCCCAATAGAGTAGTTGATTGATTCCAAGCAAGGTCTTACCGAACTGTCTACCAATGTTAAGAGCATAGTATTTCTGTGGGCCTTTATTGATAGCCTGGTGAATCTCTCTCTGATTCTCATGTGGTTTGTATCCTTTGATCGTTGACATTTAAAAGTACCACAGTGCGCTGTGGTGCCGGATACCTATAGCTCAGATTTTATGAAATAAAACGTGATCTAAGTTAATCCTCAAAATCGAATTTATCAACATTTCGCTGCTCAATCTGTTGACGATCATGCATACCCAGAGCATTCTTAGCATAGAATATACCCTTGCCTTCATTGGCCACGATGTCCTTGGCCAGACATTTAAACATGCTGTCAATCTTTTTTATAGTGTCGGACTTGAGTTGATCATCCCCATTCAGCCATGCATAATATGTGTCTCGATGAATTGTCTTATCCTGCCTAACGATAGGAATCCATATCCTCAGAAAGTAGTCTATGGTAGGTATATGTCGATCCAATACCATGACTATCTCACCTCTATTGGATACAGTTTCTTTCTGATGAGATATGCACTCATTGATATAGATGTGAGCTAACTCTTCAAGGTGCTTTACGAATTCATCTGATTTCTTATTCATACCTAAAAATTTAGTTCTTATAGTATATATATATATTATTATTATTATTATTATTTGAATAATACCCCTACACCTGGCAGATCCTTGACTACATATGGATTGTTGTCATAGTGCTTGGATATATTCAATTCTTTCACTTTCTCCACCTTTGCCTTATTGGATCCTGTGGCATAGACTCTGCTATGTCTGATGCCTAACTGATCCGCTTTGTCGAGCATTCCACTCTTTCTACTCCTTGCTGAAATGATGTAGACCTGATCACCTTTGTCGATGAATCTCTGTGCCAGGTCAGTACCTTTGGCAGTGGAGATGGTCCCATCATAGTCAAAGGATATCTTAGCCATTCTTGAAATCATTCAGTTTAGACTGAGCCCAATCCTTTGCTGCTTTCCCTCCCCAGAGTAGATAGGAGATGTATCCACAATCCTCTGGAGTTCCGTTGTCATAGTAAGTCTCTGCTCTGGATAGATAGCTGTACATCCGTTTGATGGTTTCGATAGA